AATTGTCAATGCCATTGGGCTTACAACTGCCCAGTTACCAGCGCCACGACGTGTACGCTGAGCAATTCTATTTGCAACACGGTTGATCTGAACAGCCATAGCAGCATGTTCGTCACCAACGAAAGTTGCTGTACCAGATACTGCTGACTGGTCATAGTTTTCGTTGTTTTGTGAACCTGCTAAGGTTGTTAAAGAAGAAATGATCTCCTGATCGATCTCAGCAGTAATTTCTTGTGCTAGAGCGGCCATGATTTCTGCTTCGATATCAATACCTTGTTGTGCTTGTGCATCTTGTGCTGCTTCAAATGTCCAACGTGCTGATAGCTTACGTGTCTTAGCTTCAACAGTTTGTTTTAAGATTTGAATGCTCATACGACGACCAGCTGCACCTTCTAAACTGGCTGTTGCTGATGCTGTACCTGTGGAAGCATTACCTGAGTAAGCTTCTGCAATCTTAAATGGACTTAGTGCTTCTTCACCTGCTGTTACGTTGGTCGTTGCACCTGACAATGAGTCAGCGTAACGAACACGTAGAGTGTGAATCTGCCCTACTGGGCCAGTCATTGGTTGTACACCAACCAACTCGTTAGCGATAACTGTTGGCATAACACGACGGATTACTGGAAGAATCACGCGGTTTAATGTTGCGACGTTGCCGGCAGAAGTAGCACCACCTGTTGCACTTTCAGCGAGATACTTACGAGTATTCTCAAGTGTAGATGCCATTACGGATCTTTTGGTGCCTTGTAGGCCTTCCAATAGAGCCTCTTTAGTTTCTGCCCAACGGCTTGTTAGTAGTTCTGACATTATTTTATCTCCTGATTAATGTTTAAATTCCAGCAAGTCTGCGAATGTCATAGATATTATTATCTGTTTCGCTCTTGCTGCTACTTACGCTGTTGGTTTCTTTATTGCCTGTAATTTCTCTTGCCTCTAATAGTGCCTTTTTCTTCTGTGGAGCTTCGCCAGCGATAACTGCCGGTAAGTACTTTTCAAAATTATTACGTAACTTTGTTGTCTGTACACTTTCGAGCAATTCTGACATAATCTCCCTTTGACTTGTGGCTAAAGGTCCTACTAATTCGTCAATAATTGCCTTACGTTCTACACTTTCTTTAAGTGCCTTAATTTCTACTGCCTTGCTTTCTGAGATTAGTCTAGCTTCTGCTACAGCGTTTTTAGCAGCGGCTACTTCTAATTCTTTCAAGTCTATGACTTTGAGCAATTTAGCGGTTTCTGATTTTTCGCTTAGATAGCTATTTTGATATTCACTAGAAAACGCTTCGAATAACTTACGACCGAAGTCATTTCTGCGAGCAGATTCAATATCTTCTTTTAGTTGACCAATCTCTTTAGTTAGAGTATGTTCAACAGTTGCTTCAACTATCTTTGCTGCACGTTTAATGAAATCTTGTTTCATTTGTGATAATGCCTCACGGCCTTCACGAACTAAACGTACTTTAGTTTCTGCAATGTCTTTCTTGTCTGTATGAAATTCAGCAATTTCTTGAGCTAAAGCTTCTACAACAAATTGTTCAAGAGTTTTAAACTTTTGAGCCATTTGCATTTGATCTTCATGTAGTTCACGAACTTCTGATGCTAGTTGACGAGTAATGAACTCTTTAACTAGGCTAACATTATTTTTCATGGCTACCGCATACTTGGCTTTTTGTTCAGCTAAGTGCTTACGATCCTCTACAAACTCTGCGATTTCTTCTGCTAGTCTTTCACTTAACATACGATCAATCGCTTCAACCATAATGGCTTTATCGTGTTCGTAGCGTTGTGCAAATTCTTCGCGTAGTTGTTGAGTAGCTTGAGTGCGAGCTTCTGTAAGCTTTACATCCCAAGCCTTTTCAATATCAGCTTTAATCTCTTCAGAAATCACATTATTTTCAAACAGTGTTTTGAGAGCTTCCAACATGTGATTCTCCTTTTTTATTGGAGTCCGCTTATTATTTTTAATAAGCTTTCTTTAAGATACTTCTGCGCCTTAGGATCATCTTGCACCTCTTTCGCTATGCGTAAGCTTCTATATCCACCTTTGTGATTCATAAGATGTTCATAGATAGGTGTAGGATATGCCCCAGGAGCACTGGGTTGAGCCACCACATCAACTGTGATGATTTCAAAATCTTTTACGTGTCCGTCGTTATCAACATCTCCGGACCCTCTAGAAGATACTCCCAACTTTACCCCTGCTTGTAACATAGTTTTCACTAGTTCGCCCATTGGTGTTGGGAGTATTTTTAACTTTCCATGACCGTCTGCACCTTCTGTCCACATATTTGTAACCATATGGCACACACGGTCAAGATTGATTCTCAGGTCATCTGGATGATCCACTTCGCCTAATACTGAATATCCGCCAGCAATTTGATCGTTCAGGGTCTTGACAGCCCTGGCAATTTCTCTTGCAGGATAAACTCTCTGATTTTGATTCCGCTTATCTCCTTGGATGCAAATCCCTCTTAAATAAAGAGATTTGCCACCTTGGTCTTCGTCGGACTCAACGACCATTTTTGCTTGATCGAAACTCAGATTTTCACGAAGTGTTTTCATTAATGAACCTTATTTTGCACGACTTTTTAAACCACTCAGCGGGCTGGTTTTATTGTCGGCTTGTTCAGCAGCACCTTTCTTTTCAGCACCGTGTCCGGGCTCTTTCTTTTTAAATGCTGTCTTACCTGCATTACCACCTGGAACATTAATGTTACCTGTACTCATGTCCTGTGGTTTGCCTTTTAGCACACCGTTACCTTTTAATTGTCCGCCTGCTGTTCCTGCTTCTCCAGCATCTTGACCGTTACGGCCGCCTAAGATATTAGCAGTTGTACCGCCCATATCATTCTTACCGGCTACTGGGCTTCTAGTGTTTGTACCGCTATCGCCCATTTTACCAAACTTATCGTAGGTTGCGCCACCTACTTTTTCAATGTATTCACGCATGAAGTTGTCAGACTCGTATGACTTTAATGGATCTTCTTCACCCATGTCATCCATGTCTCCCATGTCGTCGCCCATGTCGCCCATGTCATCGCCACCCATGTCGTCCATGTCGTCTTCACCGCCCATCATTTTTTCAAATTCTGCACGTAAGTCATCGATCGCATCTTCTAAATCAACCACGCGGTCTTCTATATCGTCTTCGCCACCCATGTCGTCCATGTCGTCCATGTCGTCTTCATCGGAACTAGCTTCGATATCGCCAAGCATGTCATCGGTTTTGTCGCCGCCGATGTCGTCACCTTCGTCGTCACCTTCGTCGAATGCAAAGTTTTCGTCTACTTCTTCGTCTTCGTCTTTAGCTTCGTCTACAGACTCTTCATCTTCGTCTTCATCCTTAGCTTCTTCCATTTCTTCGTCTTCTTCTTCGTCGAAGTCTTCAGCTAATATGTTTTCATAGATTTGGCGAGATTTTTCCACAACAATTTGATGGAAAACGTCCTTTGCTGCTTCCTGGTCTTCATTTACAAGATGCTCGAGCATCTGCTCGAATTTTGATCGATCAGTCATAGTTTTCTCCTTTAAGATTATGTAAGGCTGTCAAGTATTATTTACAATATATGTCAAAAAACCTACTTAAATGCCTGTTTTTTACATGATTTGATGCCAGGTTGGCATCTGTCTGTATAATTCTTCATAAGTCATGTGTTTAAAATTTGCATACGTCCACTCGGGTATATAATAAGACTCTGAAACAACTCTATAAAATTTTACTCTATGGTTAACTTTTATAACCTGTTCTGTTTGTCTTTGCCAATTTCCGTAGTACGTTGCTACATCATTACTTTTTCTATAGTTCAGTGTATCAGCATACACATTGTTTAATAAACCGTTAAGTCCTTCAAAGTCGAATCCAAAAATATATGCTTCAGTAGCACCATTTTTTACAGCAAAATCCAATGCTGTAGGTCCAGAACTCCAGCCTAAACTAGGTGTAAAATACTTAAATCCTTTAAAATTTCTGTATTTTGCATTAGGATTAGTCCACACTTCATGCGTTAATTGATACCCAGATTGATTAATTTCTACTATCATTTTAGGATCAACCGCAATAAGATAATCTGGTTCACACTCTCGATAAAGAGCATTACAACCGTAAATTTTACCGTATCTTCTTAGTTCGTTAATTTTAAGATTTAGACGACTTCTGCCGTTACCTAGTACAAAACACTTCATAATTGTCCTTTCAAAGACTAATTATGCCTGTGGTGCTGGCGCGGTGAAGTACATTGATTGAATAAATTCTAGTTCTTTTTCTTGTTCTAGAATATGTGTTTCGCTTGTTTTACGAAGTTCGTTGATTTGGGAGAGAGATAGTCTAGTTTTACGTGTGTCATCTCTTTTCATCACATCACTATCTCGTGACGGTGAATAGCGCATGTCAGTGGCTATGGCTTTAACATCATTATCAGCGTAAAATAGTTCTCTTAGTATCATAGAATTATTTATGCAGGAGCAGGAGCAGGAGAGCCAACAGGACTTGCTCCACCAACAGGACTTGCTGCACCCATTTCTGCGCCTGGCACTTCACCTGGTGCAGCTGGTTGAGCTAGGTCAGCTGTGGCACCCATGTCTCCACTAATACCTGCCTGGCTTACTCCAG